CAATAAAGTAAAGGCTAACTTACCTAAACCTTTACCTAAGAAAAAGGAAACCAAATGAACGCAAAGACAAAAGCAGTACTCGCAACATATCTACGTGCAGGAGTGGCAGCAGTACTTGCTCTCTATCTTGCAGGTGAGACTGATCCAAAGAAGCTAGGCGCTGCAGCAGTTGCTGCTATCGCAGGTCCAGTCCTTAAGTGGCTAGATCCAAAGGCTACAGAGTTTGGTCGTGGGTCTAAGTAACCCATAAGCGCGAGGCAACAAGAGGCTCGGTCCCTTCGGGGACCGGGCTTCTTTTTTTATGCCTAAAATTAGGTGCGGTTGGTGGTTGCTCAGCCCACGACGGCTTGCAACACTTGGTGAGATTGAGTCGTGCTCATCTACCAACCGCAACTAAAAGATACCAGAGTTGCTATCACCATTCAAGTGAGTCTTGAGGCGGTGGCAGTTAGCACAGAGCGTCTGTAGGTTAGACGGGTCGTTGTTGTGCCTGTTGCCGTCAATGTGGTCCACGTCGAGCTGACTGATATGGACTGGCTTGAAGTTGCAGTGTTCGCAGTAGTCCTTCTTGTGGACTGCGTATGGGTATCTATTCTTGATGATGGTGCGCTTGTAAACTGCGTAGCATCTATATTTACTGGTAACGGATTGAAGTCTGCCGTCGCGTATCTTGACTTTTGTAGGTCCGCAGATTGAACATACACCCGTCCGTAGGGTTTCATTAACTTCCGAAAGTCTGTGCTTCATCACGATCTGGAGGACAAGGTAGTTTTACTAGATTGCCACAACTGACGCAGGTTCCGTCTAGGAAGTACCAGGATATCTCGAAGTCATCAAAGGACACCATAGCGTTGAATACCTGAGAGCCACACGGACAGACGTGTACTGGGCCTAAGTCCCTTAAATCGGTCCCGTAAGGCTCAGGAAGGCCATTGTATGGGTTACGATAGGACCTGAACTTTTGCAGGGTTGGTAGACGGAGCCTTCGCACTGTCTGGCCTCACTCCCTACAGCCCGTGAGGGCTGCTTACTGTTATTCGCTAACGCTCATATTGTAGCGCCTAGTAAGCGTGTCTCTGGTACGACACGCCGATATTTTGTTATACTTGTTATATGAAATATTGCCACAACTGCAAAACAGAACGCCCAGTAGATGCTTTCGGTTCTGATAAATCACGCAAAGATGGTAAATCTGTGTATTGTTTACAGTGCCGTGCTGATTTAGCACGCACTGCTAGGTATTCCAAGCCTGAACGTGGCAGAACATACTCTCGGTTTAGACGTTACGGTATAACAAAAGAAGATTATGATAAGTTTAATACAGACCAAGGTGGGTTGTGTGCTATCTGTGGAACAGATAAGCCTGGTAGAAATCACCCTACGCTATACATAGACCACGACCACAATACAGGGAAAGTACGCGGTTTACTTTGTAACGATTGTAACCTACTATTGGGTTATGCAAAGGATAATAAAATCTTACTCCTTGAAGCTGTGAAGTATTTAGAGGAAAGAGGCGAACCATCACAACCTTAGTAGGGGTCCAAGGACCTGACTTCATTCTAATGGCTGCGGATTCGCAGATAACTGACGGAGATCAACGCATCATCTCAGTAGAAACTCCGAAGATAATCAGCACTGGTAAATACCTACTCGGTCTTACTGGTGACTCACGTCCAGGAGATATCCTTGCCTATGCGTGGAAGCCACCGCTCTATCGCGGTGAGGACCCAACGAGGTTTATGGGTAGCAAGATTCTGCCTAGTATCTCTGCAGCCTTCAAGGAAGGTAACTACGAGATAGATAACAAGGAGATGAACTTCTCGTTCCTTATCGGGTTCAACGGCAATCTCTTCTCTATCGGTGGCGACCTATCGTTTAACACATCCGAGCGTGGGCTATTCGCGGCAGGCTCTGGTGGAAATTATGCTATTGGGTACTTGTATTCCTTGCCACCTAAGAATTACAATAAGGTCCTCACGGCAAGTGTGGTAGCTGAGAAGGCAGTGCAGATTGCATCCATTTTAGATATCAACACTTCACCACCGATACAAGTAGTAGTACAGGAAAGGGTTTACAAATGAAAGAGTTGATTGCATACTGCGGTCTAGCATTTCTTATTGGATTTGTTAGCGCATACGGATTTGATGCGTGGCTACAGTGGAGAGATGATCGTAAGTGGCAGTAAAACACGTTGTAATGTACTCAGGCGGTATTGGTTCCTGGGCTGCAGCAAAGATGGTTGCTGCTAAGCACGGCACCGATGACCTTTACCTTGTCTTTACTGATGTAAAGGGTAATGCTGAATCCCCGCATATCGGAGAAGATGAAGACACATACAGGTTCCTAGATGATTCTGTAAAGAATGTTGGCGGTACCTACGTGTACCTTAATCAAGGTAAAGATATCTGGGATGTATTCAAGGAAAGAAAATTCTTAGGTAATTCTCGACTAGCACATTGTTCCTTTGAACTTAAACAAAAGCCAGCTCGTCAATGGCTTGAAGAGAACTGTGACCCAGAAGAGACTGTCGTGTACGTGGGTATTGACTGGACGGAAACACATCGTTTGCCAGCAATCGTTAAGAACTATAAGCCTTACCAAGCTATTGCCCCATTAGCTGAACCTTATTACCACCGAGAAACAAGAATGTATTTTGATAAACCTGAGTTAATACAGTGGGCTAAAGACGAAGGACTTACAACGCCTCGTCTTTACGATCTTGGATTCAGCCATAACAACTGCGGTGGTGGTTGCGTACGTGCTGGCCAAGCACAGTTTAAGAAGTTGCTAGAAATTATGCCTGAACGCTTTGCTATGTGGGAAGAGAAAGAACAAGAAGTAATTAGACATATAGGCAAGGATGTGTCTATTTTAAGAGATATGAAAGATGGCGTTAAAAGACCATTGCCTTTGGTAGAATTAAGGCGTAGAGTTGAAAGTGCTCCAACGCTGATTGATGAAACTGATATCGGTGGATGCGGGTGTTTCTTTGAAGAAGATGAAAGAGGGCAGGAATGAATCCAAAAGAATTATTGCTGACTGTGTTGCACGAGAAGGACGCTAACAAGTCCCGCTCTAAGCAAACACAAGTTGGTCCATCAGAAATTGGTGGATGTAAACGCAAGGTCTGGTACCGGTTAAATGAACAGCCAGAGACTAACTTTGAATTAAAGAAACTTGCAGCCATTATGGGTACTGCTATTCACGCAGAGATTGAGAAGTCAATCGAGGCTATTGATCCTAATGGTGAGAAGTACTGGGTTGAAACAGAAGTTGAGTATGACGGCATCAAGGCACACATTGACTTGTTCATTCCAGAGACTGGTTCAGTTGTTGACTGGAAGACAGTCAAGTTAAAGAACCTTTCATACTTTCCATCAAAGCAACAGCGCTGGCAAGTGCAGGTATATGGATACCTATTAGAGAAGTCTGGTAAGGCAAAGGTCAAAGATGTCAACCTAGTAGCAATCGCTCGTGATGGTGATGAGGATAGTGTACGAGTCCACACAGAACCTTATGATGAGTCTATTGCAATCGAGGCAATGACTTGGCTAGCCAATGTCAAGGCATCTACTACATTGCCAGAGCCAGAAAAAGAAGCTTCTTTCTGCAAGAACTACTGCCAGTACTACGATGCTAGTGAGCAGATGGGTTGCGGTGGTCTCAAGAAAGAACGTATCGTCCTTAGTGAAGTCGTGATTGAGGACGAAGAAGTTGACAAGCACGCACTGCACTACTTACAGTTAGACAGCAAGATAAAGGAGCTAGAGAAAGAGCGAGACTCTTACAAGGCAAGCCTTGAAGGTGCTACCGGAACTACTGCAAGTGGTATCGAAATCAGTTGGACAACAGTCAAAGGTCGTGAGACTGTAGACGCAAAAGAGGTTGAGAAACTTCTAGGGTTTGTTCCCAAGATTGTTGGTAACGAATCAGTAAGACTAAACATCAAACCAAGTGGAGGAAAGTAAATGGCTGCAAATGAGAACACAAAGTTCCAAATCAACTACAAGTTGGCAGATGGAACACTCATCAATTTATACGCATCAGATGTGCGCGATCTTGAGACAGGTCTTACTGACCTATCAATGGTCGCAGCTTTGATTAAGTCAACATCATCTGAACTATCAGGTGGCAACGCCACCGCTGCTGCAGTATCTAATATCCAGTCACAGTTCAATGCAACACCAGTTGCAGTAACTAATACTGGGCAGGATGCAGCATCTGCAACCAAGACCTGTAAGCACGGAGTGATGGCCTTTAAGACAGGCACATCAGCACGTGGACCTTGGCAGGGTTATATGTGCGCTGCACCTAAGGGTGCAGCAGATAAGTGCGAGACTATCTGGGTTCGTTAGTGTATGCGCGAGCCGAGGTTCTATGAGAACCCAAGCTGCGCTGAGATAGGTGGTGACTTGTTCTTCCCTGAAAAGGAGGAGAACCAACTTGGCCAAACTGAAATCAATATGGCCAAAAGAATATGTCGCTCCTGTCCCCACCAAACTGAATGTGCAGAGTGGGGTATAAAGAATGAAAGATACGGAATCTGGGGCGGTCTGACTGAAACAGATCGCAGACCAATCCGTAAGTCGTTAAACATTATCGTAAAGGGGGAGTTCGTTGCTTGACCTACAACGGGCGTGGGGTACTGTTCTCACCAAAGCAACGCCTCTTCCTGATGCCTGGAGTGGGCTAGCAGCCAAGCAGATTAAGTTCCGTAGAGGACAAGTCTGTATGGTTGCTGCCGCACCGAATGCTGGTAAGTCTATGTTTGCACTGATATACGCGGTCAAGGCACAAAGACCTACGTTGTTCTTTTCAGCTGATACAGATACAACAACTGTAATGATGAGAGCAGCAGCGCATACTAGCGGTCACAATCAAGTAACAGTTGAGCAGAATCTATCTGCAGACTCTCACTACTACGACAAGCACTTTGATAAGTTAAGTCATATCAAGTGGGTCTTTGATTCCAGTCCGTCACTCGATGATATCGAGTTGGAGATTAAGGCATACGTAGAGTTGTACGGGCTGGCCCCTGAGTTGATCATCATAGATAACCTTATGAATGTAGCTGCTGAGACAGACAACGAATGGGCCGGGCTTCGTGCAATTATGATGGAGTTACACGATATGGCACGCAAGACTGAAGCCTGTGTACTGGTACTGCACCACGTCTCTGAGCAATCAGAGTATGGCTCACCAACAGAACCACCAGCACGTCGTGCTATTCACGGCAAGGTAAGCCAGTTGCCTGCACTTATCCTGACACTGGGCTATCACCCAGTACAAGGTGAGTTAAAGGTAGCAGCGGTCAAGAACCGCTTTGGTCCACACGCAGCAGATGGCAAGGACTATGTAACCCTGTATGTGAACTATGGTGCTTGTCAGATATCAGATAACAACTCGTATGGCGCTATGCTCGCAAGAGATGCACGTGCAGGTTATACTAGCAACTATGTTCCAGAGGACGAATATGGAAGAGAGATAGCGTGATGGCTAATACAGAGATTCAGTATCTGAAGAATGAGATTAAACAACTCAAGCAGGATATGACTAACCTGTTGATGGTGCTGATTGACTTGAAGATTCTTAAGGTAAAGCTGGATGAGAATGGCAAGGCTGTTTACGATACCGGTAAAGATGAGTAGTCCTAAGTACAACAAAGCAAAAGGCGCAGCCTTTGAGATTGATGTAATGAAATGGTTTCGTGGTCTTGGTGTGTTAGCTGAGCGACTACGGCTAGCAGGCAAGGACGACGAAGGAGATCTAGTAGTAGTTGTCGCGGGACAGACATACATACTAGAACTCAAGAACACGGCAAGACTAGACTTACCGGAGTTCTGGAGGCAGGCAGAGGTTGAGGCGCTTAACTACGCTAAGGCTCGTGGTATTGGGGAAGTGCCACTGCATTACGTTGTGGTTAAGCGTCGCAACTCTGGTATTAAGGACGCCTGGGTGGTCCAGTCGTTAGAGCAATGGTTAAAGGAGAAGACAATGCCAACACCACAAGGTGAAATTACTAGCACAGAGACTTGGAGCGAAGCTCCAGCAGCAGAAGTAGTAGAGGAGACAACAGATGAGTCTGACGATACTGAACAGAATTGATATTGATATTGACTGGTACTTCTCAGCAGTATCAGTAGGCTTTACCATACATAAGCGCGGCTTCCAGTTGTCGCTTATCTTCTTTGATATTAGCGTCTATTACTTCAGCCCTAAGTGGCGACAGAGTATTGCTGATAGGTACAAGAGATACCAGAAAATAGCAGAAGAGTTGGATCAAGCGTGAAGTGGCGTAGCAAGGCAACAGGTGCAATCTTTGACACCTACGATTACCTTAGTGTAAATGAACATTACATAGCTCTCTTCTTAGAAGGAGAAAGTTGGGATACGGGTAAGCGACCACTCACAAGGTTGAAGTACTCAGAACTTATCGAAGCGTTTGAGAAGGTAGAATAATGATTTGTTCATACTGCATTAGGGCAGGCGAAGAGAATAGCGTGGGACATCTAAAGCGTGCTGCACACTGGCACGATAAGTGCGACATAAAGGGGTGTGTATGCCAGCACAAGACTGGTCCAGGGTACGTAAGGCGGGCAGGTACAAAGGTTCCGTTGATGCAAACTCAATCCCCATAGATGTAATCATTAGATTTTTCGGCGGTGAAGTAAGAGAAGGTAAGTCAGCATCAGTGCGGTGCTGTTTACATTCTGATAGTAGAAGGTCAGCTGTCATCAATACCTATGACAACCTGTATTTCTGCCATACCTGCGGTAAAGGAGGCAATGCCGCAAACATTGTTTGCCTCATAGAGAACTTGGAGTTTAACGATGGCCTCAAACGTGCAATCGAAATTGCTGCTGGAAGCGGCGCACAGATACGCTCAGCAAATAAGTCCAGAGGCTCTCGTCGCGCTCTCAGAACGTGGGATATCTGAAGAGGTAGCAGCCCTTTATATGCTCGGTACTGTTACCGATCCTATGAATGGTCACGAACTGCACGATGGCTGGATATCTATTCCGTACATCACTGCCCTTGGTAGCTGCGTAGGCTTCAAGTTTCGTAGGTTAGATGATGGCAAGCCTAAGTATGGCTCACCTACTGGGCAGAAGGCACATCTCTATAACGTCACTGATACTACAATCTTAAGTAGGCATATCGTTGTCTGCGAAGGTGAGTTAGATACAGTCATAGTCTCAGGTGTACTGGGTATACCTGCAGTGGGAGTACCCGGAGTGCAGGCTTGGAAGCCACACTTTGCTAAGTTACTTAATGGTTATGACAGTGTGTATATCGTGGGAGATAACGACGTGAAGGAAGATGGCACCAACCCAGGAGCTGAGTTCTCTAAGCGTGTCCAACAAGAAGTATTAAACGGAACTATAGTACATTTGCCCCCAAGTATGGACATCAACGACTACTACTTAGCCTATGGCGCTGAAGCGACAAAGACTCTGCTAGTGGGTGAGGCGATTGGATAAGAGTGATTGGCAACAGATGATACAGACTTTGCATACTATGGGCTTTCACATCTTGCAGATCAACGAAGAAGAGGAGACGCTCTTAATATGTCCAACACGAATCCGCTCGTAGACCACGCTGCAGTTACAGGATACAGGGCAGATGGTGTATCCACTGAAGACTTAACATCTTTCATTGAATCCTTTGCGTCCTTGCGTGCATCTCGTGTGCGTGGTGTTGGCGCAGACCAGTACTCACTTGCTAAAGGACAGAAGTTCGAGTCCTTTTCTTTCTCCGATACCATCAGAGAACTGGTAGAAGAGCTGGCCGATGCCAGTAACTACATAGACTTCCTTGCAATCAAGTTGCTGAACCTTCAGCACATTATAGATTCGGAACTACCTAACTGTGACTGAGATACACCCATCTGTTTATGACATAGTGCCTAGCGTTGCTAGTAATGTGTACAAGAGTTACAGAAAGTTTGTCGAGCGTGATGACGTGAAGCAGGAGTGCCTGCACTGGGCTATGACTCGTGCTGCCTACATCAACGAGCAGTTAGGTGAAGAGGATACAGAAAAGCGCAGGCATAACGAGCAGAAGATAGCGTGGCAGATGAAGCGTGCAGCTGAGCGCTACTGTCGTAAGGAGAAGGCTCACAAGTCCGGCTATCAACTAGGAGATGAGGCATACTACGAGAGTGCAACGCTGGCGCAGTTGCTTCCGTTTGTTATTGCTTCCGTACTAGATGGCACAGTGTTAGAGCAAGCACAAGAGATGATACAAGATGGTATGCCTAAGGGTTCATCGTCTCCAGCAGAAGGTGGCACACTACTTGCTACGCTGATTGATATTAAGAAGGCTTACGTTGCATTAGAGCAAGAGGATCAGCGCATACTTACGCTGCGCTATCACGAAAACCTTACCCTTGCACAGATAGGGCAGGTACTAGAGTGCCACTTCACTACTGCAGACCGCAGATGTAACAGCGCAATGCGACACCTGAATAACTTACTCGGTGGGGTCAGTCCTTACAAGTGAACGAGTTAGTTCTTTTCGACTTTCTTAAACTGAATCTCTACCCAGATTTAGAGCGAGCGCCTGGTATCTATGATGCCTTCGACTGTACTAGCGCAAAGGCCGGTCACTTCATCGAACTGAAGTGTCGCCAAAGTCATTATTCTACGCTACTTATAGAGCAGATGAAGTATCGCAAGCTCATCACACAGGCATACCACCGCGACCTTCTGCCCTTCTACATCAACAGCACACCGCTTGGCATCTACTCCTTTGATCTGACAGAGATAGACGAACCTGAATGGTTTGTCCACCCTATGCCTGCAACTACAGAGTTTGAGAACAATGAGAAGGTTGATAAGATTGTCGGGTACTTAGATGTGGAGGAGGCTATCAAGCTATGACCTATGACTACGAGTGCGTCAAGTGTAGTAACACTTACACGATTGAACGCAGTATGTATGACACAGAAGTAATGCCAGTCTGCGTTGGTTGCCACGAGTCTATGACTCGCGTGTGGTCAGTGGGTGGTATCAGTTTCAAGGGTGATGGGTTCTATGTCAATGGCGGTTGAGTATCCTAACTGGTTCGCTCAAGCTGCACAGCAGAACTTTGAGACACACCTTGCTGAGTATGCTGGCAAAGATAACCTTAAGTTCTTACAGCTTGGTGTATTCACAGGGGACACAAGCGTATGGCTAGCAGAACATATCCTTACTGGTACTGGTTGCTGGTTAATAGATGTAGATACGTGGGAAGGTAGTGATGAGGAAGCACACGAGACGATGGACTTTGATGATGTTTATGCTACTTACCTCTCTAAGATAGAGCAGTACAAAGATAGAATTGCTACGTTCAAGTCCACCACTAAGTGGTTCTTACAGAGTGTGCGTAAAGATCCTGACTATGACTTCATCTACATAGATGCAGACCACACTACAGTCGGTGTGATACTCGATGCTGAACTATCGTGGCCACAGTTAAAGTCCGGTGGCATTATGGCCTTTGATGATTACGAGTGGGGTAGCCATCTTCCCCTGCACTTGCGTGCTAAGCCTGGCATTGATCTCTTCCTCCTTCGCCACGAAGGGCAGTACGACACACTTGTTAAGAACAATCAGTACTGGATTAGAAAGCACTAACCCCCAGTCGGAAAGAGTAACGACTGAGGGCTAGCTCCGTGAGGAGGGCTTGCAAACTATATCATAGCTTTAAGTAATTCTTCTCCTAAGGCATAAGGAATACGGCTTCTATCTTTAGCACCTACTATCCCTTGTGTCCCGGTACGAGCGCCTCTTGGTGCAGATTCGTGGCAAGGCATACCATTTTTGCAAGCTGTCCGAGGTGTCCACCCTGGAACTATTCCCCACAAGTCAGTTGGTTTCATACGAGAGTCTCCGTAAGTACAGTAAGTAACTGTATGTAATGGGTATCCTTTAACCACATCTAGCTTACGCAATATGCCACGAGGATTCTCCATCAACCAACCTTTGGGATTCAGTTCTTTGATGAGCTGCAGGGTGTGAGCTACAAGATCCTGCGAGAGCTTGGCATATTCAGTCTTAGGCTCTTTACTTTTAGCGTCACCCTTCCAATGATGTCCGATGGAAGCCACGCTGAAAGCTGTACAAGGTGGACTAGCCCATACGAAATCAGGCTGACCATACTTGGCAATCATTTTATCTGCCCGTAGATTAAATATGTCTATATGTTCAGTTGCCTCAAAGGATTTATCCATCTCGAAAGAAATTACTGTATGACCCGCATCTCTGAAGGCTTGAGTAGAGCTGCCAGTACCTGAAAATAAATCAAATACCAGCACTACTCAGTACCACCCTCTTCTGTCGCTATGCTTGAGAGCGCGGCACGCACTCCCTGAATAGCGGTGTTCAATGTATCGTAAGCCGTGAAGGATTTGTAATTCAGGTCGTGAACTACGTTCTCCAAGGAGTTGAGCAATTCCATAAGCCGTACTTCGTTTGTTGTCGGCAAGGTGGTCAAACCTGCTTTCACGGGTCCATAGGGTGACAAGGCACGCAACCTCTCCTCTCGAATATCCGAGAGCGCGACTATATTCTCTTGCGATTCGTTTGTTCTCACGCTTCTCCTCCCCTGTTGCCTTGGTTCTCGCCGTCATCTGCGGTTTGTGGTCTAGCTGCGGCAACACCGGGTCGTGTACCCAACTGGCTAGTAATAGTATTCCCAGCAATATCAACCCAACTTTTACCCATACGCTCATCGCTTGCTCTCTCCTGCTCTAGTAAGTCTCTGTAGTCATCAGGGTAGGCTTGTGCCAACCTTGCTAGAGCGCGATCCCGCGCTCGCCTATAGTTACGCTGGCGCACCGCCATATTGTTAGCAGTAGCTATTCTCCTTGTCACATCATCAGTCATTAAGTCTCTCCTCCAAGCGTATAATGGCATAGCCTACCAGTAGCACTAGCCCTAACCCTATCCAGTACAGCATCATCTTTGCTTCCAATCACTAGAATCTAAGTACTTATATTTGCGCTCGCATACCGAGCAATAGCCGCACTCTCCACAAGCTGTGCCTGTAAAGGTGATGCACTCTGGACAATAAAGGCTCTCGCCCTCTTTCTTACACTCTCCGCATATCATCTACTAGCCGCCTTTACTAGGTCGGTTACGTCTAGCGGTTGCCCTACTAGGTGAGCATCTTCATCATCACTATCCCACCCTGATACTAGGATTCGTGTAGCGGTGCGGGAATTAGCTATCCACTTAAGCGCCTCTTCCGGGCGCTCCCCTCCCCACTCTGCGTTACCCCAGTCGTCTACCACTTCATAGAGCAGGATCAGCGATGACTTACGCGGGTGAAAGCTGATTACGTTACTCACTATCGTCCTCCTTCATCTGTACACAATCTTCTTCATCTGCCTCACACTCTTCAAGAGAGCGCCCACAATCAACGCACTCTTCCTTTGGGAATAGCTGATCCCAGCAAGCGGGGTGTGTGCCAGATATAAGAATCTCCCTATCTCCCGCACTCATATTAGGAAAAGCATTTTGGATATTCTCTCCCTCTTGCCATCTAGTTACAGCATCTCGCTCTAAGCTCCACACTTCATAGTTATCGCAGACACAGCAAGGTTTGGTTTTAATTATGATTGTGTCACTCATCGTAGCTCTCCTTCTGCCCTGGCAGGCAAGGCACACAGTAGGCATAAGTGGGTTGTTCGATATTACCCTCACGATTAGCCCATACAATATCGTCCTCATCAAAATCATCTGCACATACGAAACAAGTATATTTATTCATCTTGCACCTTCTCTATTACTACATCGTCATAGCCACGTCTCTTCCACTCTTGCGCTACGAATTGAGCTTTATCCAAGGTAAGTAAGTGTGAATCCATCTCGCTACCGCCTACCCATACAGTCCAGTTACTCATTGAGCTGCCTCGCAATCGTTGAGGAATTGAACACGATCAAAGGTCGCATCGCTCTCCTTGAAGGCATCTGCTAGCTCTCGTGCAACCACGTCCATAGTGACTGGCTGCCCCTCTTCATCGTGGTTAATACCTGATAGAACATCGGCTACCAGTAGGTAAATATCTTTATTCATTGTCTCCCTCTTTCTTTAGTAAATAAGGATTGGTGCGGTCTGCTCTCTCTTGTAGGTTCTCTCCCTCTTCCATATTGAAGATGCGCGATAGCGCACTATTAGCACGCATAAGCGTGGCTAGCATCTCTTCCTGCTCTCTTTTCATCGTCTCCTGCATTGTCTCTTTCATATTCTGCCCTCTCTTTTCAGTATCTCTACGATAATATCTAGTACTTCTCCATCAGTATAAGAAGCTCCGTCTATCTCGGTTGCTTGAATAATCTCTTCGAGAATATCTCCCTCGTTCATAGTAAGCACCCGCAATTATCTACAGGCACTAGGTGATCGCCGCACATAAGCTGCACGCCATCACCCTCGAATCCCGTGCCATCGTCTCCATCTGCAAGGCTCGCAAGCCACTCTTCTTTACTCATTGCTCTCCCTCTCTATTACCTACTTGCCTTTACAAGTAGGTCTGCCCTATCGGTTAGGTGCAGACTACCACACTCTCCCCTATGTGCGAGAGAGTGCGATAGTACGCGTCTAACCCTCCCTCTTAATTGTGTGCGGGTAGTTACGCCAGGATACGATGTGATAGCCCTGCCCTGTAATCGGATCGCGGAATTGTGAGCGCTTAATAAATCGCAGCTCTTGGAATACCTTGCCGTCTAGGAATTCAATAGGCTTATCGAATACCACAATATCTCCCTCTTTTGCCTTAACCATTACCTTCCCTCTCTTTCAATCGTGCCTTGATAGCTGCGGGGTCTATCTTTTCTTTGCGAGCTGTATCCCATAATCTCTCTTTGCGCTGCCTATAAGCTGCCGCACCGATGATGTTTAGCTCTCGATCCGACTCTATCTCTTCAAAGGCTAGGCATATCTCTTCTACAATATCCACGCGCCAGGTGTGGTTATGTGTGTCAATCTCGCTCACTTGCCCTCCCTCTCTTTCATATATTGACGGAATAAACGCGCACTCTCGCGCTTGGTGTATCCGTAGTAGCTGCGGGTAATGAGGTAGCCCTCTCTCCCTAGCGCATAGATAACCCACGCGCCCTCTCTATTCTTTTCTATAGTCATAGCTCACTCTCTCTCTTAATTACTTACTTAGGGCGGTGCTGCCCTCCACCTACCCCCGCAGCGAGCGAGGGTAGATAGATAGCGCACCGATCTAGTTATGCGCGGCGCATAGGCATCAAGAGCGCCCTCCACTCTACGCGCTTACCCTTAACGTCAATCTGCATAGGCTTGCCCGCCCCCGTAAAGGTGATACCTACCGCCTCACCTTTGCCGGCAATCTTGGCGTAATCTGCAAAGAAGGCAGGGTTAAGATTCACCGATTCAATAGCTGCGGTCTGCATATCCTTGCCGATGAAGTTGCCGATAGGTGGATAGTTGCCACTTACTAGCTCGATGCTTATCGCGTTACCGCGCACCGATACCGAGAGGGAATCACCTAGACGGGTGAAGGTAACGGGTAGGGAATCCATACGCTTGCCCTCACCTTTAAGTAATGACGTAATGCGCTTAATATCGGCTAGCGATATGAGGCTCTTTTCAAGATCGAGCGAGCTGCCCTGCGCCTCGATACGCCCCGATATGACGCGATACCTATCGGTTGCTGCGGCGTACAAGTAACCGCCCTCGCTATAGATTCGCAGGGTGTTAAGGATAGGCAAGTAATCCTTGCGATTATCCGCGTGAGTAGCTGCGCCCTCGAATAGCTCGATGATGTCGCCAAGCTGCGCGGTTACGCTTGCCGCATCGGTTGCAACGGGTGTAGTGATTGTATCCATATATGTCTCTTTTCTCTTGTCTGCATAGTTGCAGACCCCAAGGGAGGGGCGCAGCATAAGCCGCTACCCTCCCCAAGAGTACGCCTCTAGTACTTGCGCCCCGTTAGCTTGCAATAGATGAAGTGAATCGCCTCGACTACAAGCCACAAGGCACACGCTGCGACTACTAGGCTCGCAAGCCCTAGCAACGTCGATAAGAGATAGGCAAAGTCATTAAGATTCATCGCTTGATGCCTCTGCAATCTCTTCTAGCACTTCATTAAATATGTCTCCGTAATAGAGATACAAGTCGAGCTGCATTAGGTTGATGATGTCAATCTCCTTACCCGCACCAAGCTCGGCAGCGCCTCGGTTATCGTAAGAGCTTGGCATATGCTGCCACTCTTCTATTACGTCATTATTGTAGAGCGGGGTATAACTATCTACTAGCTCGCCCGAGCGGTCACGGATAGCCTCGAGAGTCTCGCCGCGCTTGATTGAATCGAGAATCTCTTCTCGCATAGATTCTTTGGTTGCCTCGATGTTCATTTATAGCCCTGCCTTTTCTAGTACGGGGGCAGCTTGCTGCCACAATTTATTAGCAATCGAATCGGTATCGCCTAGGTCATCAAAGGCGTCGCAATAGTCGCTATAACCCTCGGCGTCATATGTATTCCAAGAGTAGCCGTTAGCCTTTTCAAGGGAATCGCCAAAGGCAATCTCGTAATCATTAGGCAACACAATCGAGACGTATCCAGGGAATTCGTAATTAACCTTTACGCCTTGCGGTGCGGTGTTAATGATTGCCTTCATTACATCGTGAATATTGCAAGTGTTGCCACTTGCATCATCGTGGAATTGCTCTAGTCGGATAGTCATTTATTTATTCTCCCCTACTTAATAGAGCTAATACGCCGCGCAAAGCTGCTGCCTTGCCGTGAAGGTAGGTGAGTAAATACTCATCATTATCTACGGCTCTTGCGTGTGCAAGCGTGTTGCTTAATTCTTCGCGAATCTCACCGCGTAGCTCTTGTGTATCCATCATTTATTTATTCTCCTTTGCTGCATAAGCCGCGAGGCTCGCTTGGTATTGCTCTTCATCTACTAGCTCGCTTAGCTTGTAGATGGCTTGCGCGATGCGCCCTAGTTGGTTAGGTGCAACGATTGAATTAAGATCGAGAGTAGTTAAATCCTCGATGATGTCGTTGCGTAGCTCTTGTGATGACTTCACTTGATTCTCTTTTCTCGTGGCGGCTTGGAGGGGTTGCCACGCCTTAATGATATACGTGCGCCTCCCCTATCTGCAAGCACCCGCAAGAGCTGCCCCTCTTGGTGTCGCTGCACCTTGCCTTGGTAGCTTGCAGGGTAACGGGCAAGAGCTGCCTCACTTGATGCCCGATAGCTAAGTGCTGCCATATCGCCCTGCCTTGACATATTGCCGCGTTATGTCTGGATCGACAATAGAGCTGCCGCCTCGAATCTGCATCACTTGCCCTTGCACCTTGTGCCTTACAGCTGCCCGATTGCTGCCGATTGCTGCCGATAGGCTAGTAAGCCCGCCCCGATTACCTTACCGATTCCCCGCACCTTAAACAATATGGCAGACAATTCCGCGGCATATGTCTAGTGTCTGCCCTGCCCTGCAATAGCCCTGCCCTGTCTGCCCTGTCTCACAGAGTGAGACCGACCCCATATGCTTAATTTGCAAGCGCGGAGGGTATATACTCCCCAACAAAAAATATTTGCTAAAGTGAGATCCGTATTATGCCTCTGACCTGCGGTTATATATACAGTGACTAAGGTCACACAGTACAACCCGCTAAATGACCCTATTTTAGCGCCTTATATATAGTAGGGGAGCAAAGCGGGGAAGCTATGCTTTGCGACCCGTTACGCTACGGGTAGAACCCTTCGCGTAGCCCCCTAGGGCGAAGCGAGCTTTACCCCTCGCTGCGCTGTGGCTTGCTCGGGAGTTTGACTCCCGCCGCGGTACTTGGGCGGGGATAGTTATATCCAGTATTGAATCTTATATTTTGAGATAATTAGGTAGCCCAGTATTAGGAAACTCTCCAACCTAGTATAAATAAAAAAGCATTCCGGCCCTAGAACCGTCCCTGAAACCGTACCTCGGCGTAGGCGTATACGGTAGACCAAACGGCTAGGGTTTACTATTAGGAGATTACGTGGCAGAGAACTCAGCAGATATAGCCAAGAGGATTATCCTCGGCTGTGTCGCAGAAGGTATGACCATTGAGGCCGCTTGCGGCTCAGCCGGTAAAAGTATTAAAAGTTACGAGTACTATCGTCGCACCGATAAGATATTTGCAGATAAGGTAGATCGAACCCGCCTTGGCCTGAAGGATAAAGCCTTTGCATCCGGTGACGTTCACGATATTGACTTCGCCGAGTTCCGTCAGCGCTTCTTACATAGTCGGACCTTTCCGCACCAGCAGAACCTAGTAGATGTGATTGAAGGCCGAGAACCTTCTTGGCTACATCCTAGTATGAAGTTCGAGCCGGGCCTTGCGGCAAACCGCGTACTGATTAACATTCCACCCAACCACGCCAAGTCCATCACAATCACGGTGGACTACGTAACGTGGAAGGTAGCCCAGAATCCGAACTTCAGAGTTCTGATAGTTTCCCAGACACAGCAATTAGCTGCTGACTTTCTCTACGCCATCAAGCAAAGACTGACTCACCCAATGTATCAAGACCTTCAAGCGGCATACGCTGCTGGCGTAGGGTTTAATTCTAAGTCTGCCTCCTGGCAGGCAACCCGTGTCACCTTTGGTGATGAACTCCGTGAGTCCTCTGAAAAGGACCCAAACATCGAAGCCGTCGGTATCGGCGGTCAGATTTACGGCAAGCGTGCCGATATGATTATTGTAGACGATGCGGTAACCCTCAAGAACGCTAATGAGTTCGAAAAGCAGATTCGCTGGTTGACCCAGGACGTGCGATCTCGTCTGAACCCTACTGGTAAACTGGTAGTCATTGGTACTAGAGTTGCATCTGTTGACTTATATAAAGAGCTTCGCTCAGAAGATAGATACCCAGGTGGACTTGTCCCTTGGAAGTATCTGGCTATGCCAGCACTCCTTGAGCCTGACGAGGACCCCGACAAGTGGGTTACCCTTTGGCCTTACTCTGATGCCCCTTTCGATGGTCAAGAAGAATCCGATAAGAACGAAGAGGGTCTATACCCTCGCTGGTCTGGTCGTAACTTGTACAACGAACGCCAGGCTATGGATGCAAGTACCTGGGCGCTGGTCTACCAGCAACAGGATGTATCAGAAAACGCTGCCTTTGACCCAGTATGTGTACGTGGCTCGATAGATGGAATGCGTAAGTCTGGCCGACTTGAGCCAGGACATCCGGGACATCCAAAAGATTTAAGTGGCTTTACGATTATCTGTGGTATGGACCCGGCCATTGTGGGAGATACCGCAGCTATCTGTTACGCCGTAGACCGTGCCACCTCTAAGCGCTACATCGTAGACGCTATGAAGGTAACCCGCCCCTCACCGCAGCAGATCCGCGACATTATCCTTAACTGGACTTCGCTCTACTCGCCCAGTGAGTGGATTATTGAAAAGAACGCTTTTCAGGCTTTCTTAACGCAGGACGAAGGCATTAAACAATTCTTGGCATCTCGCGGCGTTCTACTCAAAGAACATCATACTGGTTCTAATAAGTGGGACTCAGGCTTTGGTGTGGCATCTATGGCTACCCTCTTCGGTACCAAGCAACACGACGGTAAGCACCACCGCGATAACTTAATACATCTACCTAGTGACCAGACTGAAAACGTCAAGGCTCTTATCGAGCAGTTGATTACGTGGACACCTACCACTAAGGGTAAGACCGATATGGTGATGGCACTTTGGTTCTGTGAGATTAGAGCAAGAGAGATGCTCAACTACGGCCAGTACGCCACGCACCACTTGAAGAATCCATTTTTAACTAGCGCAGAAAAGCGCAAACGAGTAGTCGTCAATATAGACGAGATGCTTGCCAACCAGAACAAACTGTTCGTCTAAGGAGACACAATGCCAGGAATGAAGAAGCCAACACCTAAGCCAACAGCCAAAGCAACCAAGAAACCATTGACCGCTTCTGAAAAAGCATTCATTGCCAACCAAAAGGCCAAGGCAAGAACAGCTAAGAAGACCGGCATTTACGTAAACACAGCAAATTAAGGAACCCCAGTGCTAACACCAAAAGAAGTTAACGCGAAGTTAGGTCGCTTGCAGACCAAGTTTGCAGCACGCGACCAGCGTATGCGTGACGTCCTTTCGGTGCGTCAAGGAGATCTATCTAAGGTCTATCCTTCAATGTTCTCCGAGGATTACCCAAAGCCACTCGTTGCCAACTTTATTGACGTTGCAGCTCGTGACTTGGCAGAAGCAATGGCACCACTTCCATCCTTTAACTGCTCTGCATCCAATATGGTTTCCGATTCAGCGCGTAAAGCTGCTGATACTAGAACTCGTATCGCTAACTTCTATGTTGGCGTATCAGAGTTACAGCTCCAGATGTATGAAGGTGCTGACTGGTACAACACATACGGAATGATGATTGGTATGGTCGAGATGGACTACGACTCTAACAATCCACGTATGCGCCTACTCAACCCTTGGGGTTGCTACCCAGAGATGGACCGCTTTGGTCGCGTAGTATCTTTGACTCAGGTTCTTAATACTGACACAGAAACTCTTGCGTCTCAGTACCCAGAGTTTGCAGAACAGATTTACAAGAAGAATAACTACCAGCCTGGTAACCCATATATCACTATGGTTCGCTACCACGACGCTGAGCAAGACTTAATTTATCTACCAGAGCGTCAAAACTTGACTCTTATCCGTACACCAAACCCAGTCGGTAAGTGTCTTGTACACGTAGCGATGCGTCCATCTCTTGATGGACAAGCACGCGGTCAGTTTGATGATGTCTTGGCAGTACAGCTTGCACGCGCTCGCTTTGCAATCCTACAGATTCAAGCAGCAGAGAAGTCTATCCAAGCACCTATCGCTATCCCACAGGATGTACAGGAACTTGCACTCGGTCCAGATTCTATTATGCGTTCTTCCCAACCGCAGAACATTCGTCGCGTTGGACTAGAACTACCACCAGGAGTCTTTACTGAGTCAGGAGTACTAGAACGTGAACTACGGCTTGGCGCTCGTTACCCTGAATCAAGATCCGGAAACATCAACGCAAGTGTTATTACTGGTCGTGGCGTTCAAGAACTGCAGGCTGGCTTTGATACTCAGATTAAATCCGCACAGGCCCAATTCGCCAGAATGTTTGGCGATCTCGTTGGGTTATGCTTTGAGGTAGACGAGAAGCTATTTAGTAGCGTACAGAAGACAATCAAGGGTTCTGAAGATGGAACACCTTACGTCTTGAAGTACACACCAGGACGCGACATTCGCGGCGAGTACGGTGTAGAAGTACGTTACGGAATTATGTCTGGTATGGACCCATCACGTGCAATCATTGCACTCCTTCAGATGCGTTCAGACAAGTTGGTTTCCCGCGACTATGTACGTCGTGAGATTCCAATGGACCTTAACGTCACACAGGAGGAACAGCGTGTTGATATTGAAGAAATGCGCGACGCTCTTCGCGTTTCTGTGGCCCAGTATGCACAGGCAATACCTGCTCTCGCAGCGCAGGGGCAAGACCCTTCACAGATTGTCTCTCGTATCGCAGAGGTTATCAAGGGTCGCCAAAAAGGATTAGCACTTGAATCAATCGTGGAGAAGGTCTTTGCACCAGAACCACAGCCAGAAATGGCAATGCCACCAATGGGTGAACAACAGCTTCCAGTAGCAGGTGCGGCCCCCGCTCCTGCCTCGCAGCAACCTCCACAAGAACAAAGTGGTCAGGCCCCTGCTACTGGTCAAACTCCAGATATAGCCACACTACTAGCCGGTATCACCGGCGCAGCGTAACCGAAGGAGGTGCAAATATGAACAAGGGATCACACGCTCCAGCCCCAGTACAGCCAATCAAGGTTGACACTAAGGCAGGATCAGTTAAGGGCGGTAAAGTTGACTTCGGTTATGCCGGAACAGCTCGCAAAGGCAAGAAGGCTTAATTAGTGGAAAGGCGTGCAGGAGATGCAAAATAATAAAGTGCCACCTCCTGTACGCCGTTCTCACTTCATAGTTGTATTTGCAGAGTTTGCATATAACTTAATGCAAGCAATATCAGGATTTTTTGAAGCGCTATACGAACTGAGCATCTACCACGCTAATCGCTCAGTAGAAGAAAACAAAGTGTGGGAACAAATGACACAAGACTTAGAGACTTTAGAGGAGGACAAATGACAACTGCGCCAATGAACCCATTAGCAGGTCCTTCCGGTCCAGGCAAGTTTTCAACTCGTACAGATAAACTTGATATGGGTTCAACATCATACGGAGAAGGTCAAGAGACAGCGGCCATTAAGTCAGGCGCAACTCTTGCTACCACTCCTGATGTAAAAGGAACGCCAGCATCTGCTGTGCGTGAAGCGGCAATTACTCCGCTATATGCTCCAACCGAGCGCCCAGATGTACCTATTCAAGAAGGTATTGATATGGGACCAGGTGCAGGTTCAGAGGCACTTGCTATGCGTCAAGAAGACGACACAAATTTTAGAGCAGCAATTACTTCATACAAGCCAGTACTAAACTTCATTGCAGACCAGCCTAATACTTCACCAGAAACACGTGCAGCTATTAGGCAGTTATGGGATAACCTGTGAGTTTATGGAACAGAATTGGTGATGTAGCAACTACTGCGGTAAAGAACACCGGCAAGTTCGGTGGAGAGATTCTTGAAGCAACAGGAAGTGCTGCACGTTTTGCTTGGGATGTAGGAACTGCACCTTGGAATGACGCAGATGAATACAACGGTTTTATCCAACCCTTTAAGACTGCTGCAGAAAAAGAAGGCAAAGATATAATCAAGCCTTTAGCATCTGCTGCTGGCGCTATTATGAAGGTTCCTCTAGTGCAACCAGCGCTTGAGCGTATTGGTTATATCAACCAAGAGTACATTCGTGAACCTCTAGCCACAGTTGCACTAGCAGTTGGTGAGATTAACAAGCGTAGCGTTACTGGCGAAGGTCCACTTATCGCTGAACTTGGCTACTTTGACCCTAAACTATGGAGCAAAGCCTACAAGGGCGCTCAAGATATTTCAATCGGCCAAGCAGCAGTAGGAAATACTCGTTCAGTATATGACCCAAAGTTTAATATCTACGATCCAGCACAGCGCGATGCAGCTTTTAAGAAGAGCGCTTGGGGTAAGTCCACATCAGGTGGCGTTGATTTACTAGCACAGTTCTTTGGTGACGTAACTCTTGCTGGCGCCAAGGTCACGCAGGCAGCAAAGGCTAGCCAATTAGGTGTAGGGCTACTTAAGAACTCAGATGTTGTAGCAAAAGCAGCGGAAGATATTACAAAGGCTCAGTTTGGTGTAAACAATCGCTTTAGTAGAGTACTAGATGACTTTACTAAGAACGATTCCTTGTACGCTTTGAACCATCCAATGGTTAAGTCTTCATCACAACCAGGACTATTAGCACATTTGCTAGGTGATTCTGTAGACCGTGACGAAACAGCGATGATTCTACGCTCTGCTTTAGGTGACCCTGTAGCAATGGACGAACTTCGCTTGCAACGTGCATACATTACAGATGCACTAGAGACAGCACGTGGTGATTTATCCACAGTTGATGAATTTAAGTTATTTTCTGCACCAGACGGTAGCGGAATGCTACCTTTCTTGAACGATAACCCTGCTGTTATTAAGGCAGCGCAGGACAACTACACATCTTTGGCTGCATCTGACAAGTACTTTGCTAAGTTAATGCAACTTGGCGAGGGTGGAGGTGCGCTTACTCGCACAACTGGTAAAGGCTTACAGCAAGCAGAAGACTTTGTAGCAACTGCCCGTGCTATTAAGTTTTACGACCAAACAGTAGGCGCAGCTAAACTTGAAGTTTACCAGCCAACACCTTTCCATCGTTTATACCAGAAGTTTTCTTGGGCTGGAGGTGAACGTCCAGCAGGACTTGTAGATTTTAACGACCCAGATTCATATAGAGAAGTTGTTGCAACCCTTGAGCGTTTGCGTCCAACTGAAGCAATTAAGGGAACTCCAAAGACTCTTAAAAGGATTGGTCTTCTTAGCGATGAGCAGGCAAATGGACTTCTTAATAGTTATATTGCTGCAGCAACTCCTGAGCAAAGATTTATTGCTACCCAAAATATTGAAGAAACCGCAGTAAGAGCGCTAGCAGCTAAGTACAATATTGACGAAGATGCCATAAATGATATCTATAATAATTACAAAGGCGCTCGTACGTCTGCCCTAAAGTCAATTCAAAAACGCGGTTATATGGTTGACACAGATGGATCTGTTATTAGTGTGCCACAACTTGAATCACAAAGTGCTGACTTCTTGCCTTTAATGGATTTTGATTTACTAGATAGAGTTCTAAAGCGCAATGCAAATACAATCAACGCTACCTTAGGTAGACGTACTGACCAGTTATTTAACGCAGCGGATGTTGCTCAAGACTTGTTTAAGGCTGGAGCGCTACTTCGCCTTGGCTACACACAGCGTAACGCTATTGATTCTCAGCTCCGTATTGCTGCCTCAGTTGGCGCTATGGCATCACTTCGCCACCTAGGTCCTGGTATCAAGAATATTGTTAATAACTCAGTACGAGTACCAGCAAGACTGGTTGATAAGTACAGCCCTCTTGGAGTTGCAGCAACACTTGAGAAAGTTCAGAAATCAAGCGTTAGAGTTATTCGTGAACTTGAAGAATTAAAGACCAAGATTGGCGCAGCAGAAGCCAAACTGTCTCTTGACCCAGAAGATGTAGATTTACTTGGTGAGGTAAACACACTTAAACTTCTTCAGGAAGAAAAACTTGCTGTATATAATAGTTATGCAGAGGCTCTTAATAAGTCTAAAAAAGCAAAGCCAAAGGATCGCATTGGCACTGGTACCTTTAAGATAACAACATCTGATGGTCAAGTCTATGAAATAGACGACGCTTTTGGTGGGCCACTAGGTGATATGTTCCGCAGGATTGCTTCTTCTGGTAACTCATTTGAGCGTATGGTTGATAGCAATACTGATATGTATGCACGCAATCTAGCGTCAAAGGGTATGGGTGCTGTTCGCCCTACAGACCCTGGTTACTTTGAGCAGTGGGCGCAAACACTGCGTCAACAGTTTGGTAACTCTGCAGTGGTTAACAAGATTGTTAATGGTGAAACCATTGACAATCTTACTAAATGGCTAAAGACTTCTCCAGAAGGACGCGACTTACGCAGTCGTCTTGGTAAAACTTCAGACGAAGCAGCTGAGTATGTTACTACAATCAGCAACTTCTTTGACACATACTTGCCAATATCTTCAAACTTGCGTAGCAAGTTAAAAGACATAACTGCAGAAGATTTGCGTAGTACCTTTAAGGACCCAACTGACCTACCTATTATTCACGGTCACCTTCTTGAAGAAACATTCTTTAATAAGTCAGACATATGGTATAAAAAGTTTATCAACGGTGCATTCAAGTTACTTGCAACGCTACCAGAAGATACTTTGGCACGTAACCCATTATATGTACATTTCTATCGTCAAGAAGCACGCCGTCGCGTAGATATTGTTGCAGGACTTAAGGGAGATAGAATCTCCTTTGAAGACCAGCAGAAGATTATGGCTGCAGCTCAGAAGTCAGCCCTTCGTGAAATGAAGAAGGTACTCTTTAACATCGAGCGCAAGAGCAACCTTGCTATGGTTATGAAGTACATCAACCCATTCTTCTCAGCACAAGAGAACTCTTACAAGACTTGGATGAAGTTTGCAGTAGCAAACCCTGCTATCGTCAATCGTGGCTATATGGTTTGGCAAGCACCAAATGAAGCAGGCTTAGTAACAGATCAGGATGGCAACATTATCCCACCTGGTCAAACCTCAGGCAATGACACTATGTGGTTTAGTCTTCCAAAGGGATTAACACAAGCAGTTCCTGGTTTAAAGTCACTTACTGAAATTGGTATTCCTAAAGCATCACTAGATATTATCTTCCAAGGCGGAATGGATGCCCTATATAACAAGGGTAATCCAAATCTATTCAGTGATATATTTCCAACCGGACCTTATGTAGCGGTGCCAGTTGCAGAAATTACTAAGAACCAACCTGATACAAGAGAAACTCTTAAGTGGTTATTCCCATACGGGTATCCAAAGGATGCTGCATCTGGCTTCTTGCCAGCTTGGGTGCAAAGATTGCAGACACGTAGAGAGGGTCAAGATGACCCACAGTTTGCTCGCACATATCAACTTATCTGGAACACAGAACAAATGCGTGCAAAGCGCAATGGACGTGAACCAGTAAGTGCAGATAAGGTCCTTAGAATGACAAAGGATTACTGGAATATGCGTGTCGCTGCAAACCTTATTATGCCATTTGCTCCACGCTTTGATACTCCTTACAAGTTCTATCTTGATAAGACACGTGAGTATAGACGCGTATATGGAATCGACGCAGACGCTAAGTTCCTAGAAGATTATCCAGAGTTCTTCTCGTTTACATCTAGCCTTTCAAAGAACCCAACAGGCGTTCAGTCATCAATCGCTGCTACAACTAACATTAAGAAGTATGACAAGTTGATTGGCGAAATAGTCAATATTGACCCTAAGTTAGTTGGCTTGGTTGTTAACGATCCTTCTGGCTATGAGTTCTCACAGTCTGCATACGATTACCTTTACAAGAAGCGTGTATCGGCAGATGCTCCTGATAGATTCCTTTCATCACAAAGCCCAGCTGAAGCACAGAAAAAGACTGACGCTGAAAAGGGTTGGATTCAGTACAATAAGTTTGCTGACGCGCTAGATACAGAACTTGCTTCTCGTGGCCTAACCTCTATCCAGCAGACAGGTGCGGAAGACTTGGCTATTATCAAAACTGCTTTTATTAAAAAACTTGCAGTCCAGACTGATGCTGAAGGCAAGCCTATGTATGACAAGAAGTCAGGTGAATACGTACGCACAGCCTGGTATGACGATTACCTAGATTCAGATGGGTCTAAGACTAACCGAGTTATTGCTGGACTAAGTAAGATTCTAAGCGACCCAACCTTCCTAGAAAACAATGAGAACAGTACAACTTGGAAATCTGTTGACAGATATCTTGAGTTTAGAAAGATTGTTGCAAAGGAACTTCTTACTAGAGAAGCGAAGTCAATCGAAGCAAAGTCAAATGCCGACCTTAAAATCATATTTGATGGCTTTGTTAATAAGTTAAAGCGTGACGATAAATTAGGCTTTGCTTACATACACGATAGGTTCTTATCTCAAGACCTAGTAGTAGATAAGCAGTTGACACCAAAGGAAGTTAAATAATGGCAGATTTTTATGACAATCTTGTAAAGGCTGGTCTTATTACACAGCAAGAGGCAGACGCTGCCCGTGCTGCTAAAGAGCAGACAACTGCTAAATCTGCTCCAAAACCTCCTAAGGCTGGAACATTTACTCGTACTTATGCAAGCAATAACATACCTGCAGCATCCTCAATCAAGGATACTATCAATAAGGTATTTCAAAAGTACTATGGCCGTGATGCTTCTGAAACAGAAATTACTACTTGGACTCCACAGATTCTTGCCAAGTATAAGTCTAAGTCTGGTGCCTCAAGAAGCACAGTCAAAGAAGTTTACAAAAACGGCGCACTTATCAGCACTGAGTACCTTACTGCAGATAACGAAGACCCATCAATCTTTCTTGAGGAAAGAATCAAGACCCAACTTGCTAGTGGCAAGGTGGAGATTAATGAACTCTCTATTCCAGAGGGTCCTTCTGGTAAGTACTTCGTAGCAGTAAAGAACCTTGCTTACGATAACGGAATTAAACTATCCGATAATGACGCACTATCTTATGCTAATAAGATTGTTGCTGGTCAGGTTGATGAGAACACTGTATTTAACACAATTCGTGAAAGTGCAGCATCAGCATTCCCATCACTTGCAGATAAGATTAAAGCTGGCTTAGACCTTAAGACTCTTGCCAGCCCTTACATTCAGTCAATGAGCGATATCCTAGAGATACCAGATACCGCTATTGACCTGTTTGACCCACAGATTCGTAGCGCTATGGCTTATACCCTTCCAGATGGAAAGGTTGGCACTAAGTCAATTTATGACTTTGAAAAGGAACTACGCAAAGATGATCGCTGGCAGTATACAAATAAGGCACGTGAGCAAGCAGCATCTGTTGCTACTACCGTCCTCCGAGACTTCGGATTTATGGGGTAATGATGGCTAAAGCACCAAAAGATGAGTTCGGTACTCCGTTCGGTCAAGCAGGCTCTGCAGCTGCTACAAGACTAGGTACGCCATTTGGACAAGCAGGTTCTGCACAAGATGCAGATATTGCTGCATCAGATGAAAGACTAAGAAGGCGCATACCTTCATCTCCTAATGCAACACCTGCAACTGCTGCAACAGCCAAGACTGAACAACCAAAAACTACAGGAACCGCTGCTCCAGTAATTCCTCAGTCTGGTCTTAACGCTGACGAAATTCAGAACCTTATCAAGAGTTATACCTCTGATGTATTAAGCAAGATGAGCCAAGAAGAAAAGACCGCTGAGCGCCTTAGCGCTTACAACATTCTTCGTATGGAATTCGAGCAGTATGGACTAGGTAGCCTAGTAACAGATATTAAAGATTTGCTTATTCAGAATACTCCAGTATCTGAGTTTGGCCTACGCCTTCGTGGTACTGATGCCTATAAAGACCGCTTTAAGGCTAACGAAGCACGTATTGCCGCAGGTCTTTCAGCGCTCAGCCCTGCTGAATATGTAGCACTAGAAGACCAGTACCAGAATGTAATGCGTAACTATGGACTCCCTGCTACCTATTACACAAAGGATAAGACAGGCAAGCAAGTAGGATTTGAAAAGTTTATTGCTGGTGATGTATCTGCTACAGAGTTAGAAGATAGAATCTCTACAGCACAAAAGCGCGTTATCAATGCTAACCCAGAAGTTAGCCAGGCACTCAAGGCGTTCTACCCAGACATTAACAATGGCGATATCTTGGCTTATGTACTCGATCCTTCACAGGGTCTTGAAGCAATCAAGCGCAAGGTAACAGCTGCTGAAATCGGTGGCGCTGCTATGGGACAGAATTTATCTACCTCAGCAGCACGTGCTATGGAACTAGCAGGCTACGGCGTTACTAAGGAACAAGCACAGCAAGGCTTCCAGACTGTAGCAGGAGTAGTGCCACGTGGCTCACAACTTGCAGAGATTTATGGTCAATCACCATACGGACAGACAGAAGCAGAACAAGAAGTATTTGGTCTAGCAGGTTCTGAGGCAGCGTCAGCTCGCCGTAAGAAACTTGTTGGACTTGAGAAGGCGTCATTCTCCGGTACTACTGGAGCAGCAGCAGGCGCACTTGGCAGAGAAAGAGCAATGGGCCAAGGCCAAATATAAATAGACCTACCTTAGACCGACCGGCCCTAAGGAGTGTTTGAAGCCCGGTAGTTAGAGCCATACCGTTTCCCCAGACGAATATGAGGCTAGCGCAATTCAACTAAAAGAATAGGGAGAAGGACCAATATGTCCAATTACGACTACGAGGATGAAGACGACGATATCACCACCGGTGATACACAATCGAATGACCTTGTTAAACAACTACGCAAAGCAGCCAAGCAGAAGGACAAAGAACTAGCGGAACTCCGCGATAAGTTCGATGGACTAAGCAAGGCACAGCGCGAGAGATCCATCAAGGATGCCCTCGAACGTCGCGGGGTAAACACGAAGATAGCTTCGTTTATACCTCAGGACATTGACCCAACTGAGGAGTCTGTGTCTAAGTGGCTTGAGGACTATGCCGATGTATTCGGTATTGACCTTGGCCAAAACCAAACTACGAATGTAGACCCAGCTGATATTGCTGCATACAAGAAGATGACTGGTACTGCTGATGCAGGACTGTCACCAGAACGAGGCGCAGACGTGATGTCCCGCCTTATGAATGCAAATAGCAAAGATGAGTTGGATGAGATTATTCGTCAGTCTGGACTTTAACTCAACCCAAACAACGAAAGGTAGCGCCTAATGGCAATTCCAGCAGGTTCCTTAACAGGAACATCGGACATTAGCAACCTCGTCAGAACCGCATACGATCAATATGTTCGTATGGCTCTCCGTAGCATCCCGGTAATGCGTGCGATTGCAGATGTCAAGCCAGTACAACAGGCAATGCCAGGTTCATCAGTTGTATTCTCAATCTATTCAGATCTAGCTCAGGCTACATCTACATTGACAGAAACATCAGATGTATCAAGCATTGCACTTGGTAACCCAAACCAGGTTACAGTAACACTCAACGAATACGGCTCAGCCGTAACAACAACAAAGAAGCTAAACCTAACTTCTTTCAACGATGTAGACTCAGCACTTGCTGACATCATCGCCTACAACTCAGCAGACTCTATTGACGCTGTAGTTGCTGGAGTTCTTACAGGTGGCTCAAACGTCATCTACGCAGGAACTGCAACCACAACCAACACCATCACATCTTCAATGACAATGGCTGTTGCTGATATCCGTGAGGCTGTAACACAGCTTCGCACAAACAAGGCTGTGCCACGTATCAATGACTTGTACGCTGCATACCTCCACCCACGTCAGGCAGCTGACCTCCGTGCTGAATCAGGCACAGGCGGCTTCCAGGCACTCACCCAGTACGTAGATCGCACACCATTCGTGGCTGGCGCAGTCGGCGTAATCGAAGGTGCATTCGTAGTAGAGACACCTCGTGTGCCATTCGCTGCGAACACACAGTCACCAGGAGTTAACGTCTACAAGGCAGTTATCGCTGGTCGTGAAGCACTCGCTGAAGCACAGGGTCAGGACATCTCAACCGTTATCGGTCCAGAGATTGACGCACTCCGTCGTTTCCGTACCATCGGTTGGTACTATATGGGTGGCTTTGCACGCCTCCGTGAAGCAGCACTCTATCGTATTGAGTCAGCAGCTTCAATCAACTAAGTGCAACGGTGGGGGCAGGGTCAAACCTGCCTCCATCACTTAAGAAAGGAAGATGAATGCCGTATACCTTGGTAACTCCTTGGGAGAATGAAACCTGGTGCGATAGCACATACTTCAATACCTATGCACGCTTAGCAGGACGACCACTTGCTGGTGGTTCTTATACTGGAGCGGTGCCATCTTTCCTTACAGATGTTCCACGTGGTGTCACACTTCTAGTAAACGGCAGCGTCGTTACTGAAAGCAGAACTCCATATCAAGATGACTTAGCAAACGCTGACACCTATTATCTTGGTGGTCACGCCTACACACTAACGGATGCTGAGGCACAGATCCTGATAGATGCAGGATACAGCGACTACCTCACACCGGTGGCGTAATGGGAAAACATTTAGAAGTACACCCAGAAGAAGTAGAAGGTTGCTTCGGTTGCAAGGTAATGACCTTAGTAATGGACCCAGGAGCAGCACGCGCTAGTGGAGTTCCTACAGCCAAAGAACACGACAAAGAGTTGGGTGCGTATTACAGCGCAGTTCGGCAGGGCATTGAGCCTCGTTCAACGAGACAGCCTGATATTGATGCAGCAGTACGCATCAGTAACGAAGCAGGTAAAGCCTTTGATGGTACAAGTTTAACACTAAAAGACTAAGGAGCAACAAATGAAAGATATGGAAGAAACATACCCTAAGCAAGACGGTAAAGAGTTTGAATATGTCAAGAGCGTTGATGAGGTAGAAGCCTACCCATTAGCAGACAAGCAGTTTGCTTCTAACCGCAAGTATATGACCTATGAGTCAATCTCGACTGGCGTTGGCGGTAAGAAGTAATGTGCGCCAAGTGTGGATGTAAGTGCAAAGCAGGCAAGCCACAAAAGGGATGCAAGTGCAGCTGTGCAACTTGCAAGAATGCTAGGAAGAAATAATGAAGAAGCCAGCAAAAGTCAAGAAGGTAATGTCAGAGTTCAAAGCTGGCACCCTCCGCTCTGGGTCCAAGAAAGGCCCAGTCGTCAAGAGCAAGAAGCAGGCTGTCGCTATTGCGTTGAGCGAAGCTGGTATGAGCAAGAAAAAGAAGAAGTAGATGAAGGCTAAAAAAGCATTTTGGGATAAGAAGAATCCAAAGAAGACATCTACCAAACTTACACCTGCTCAGAAGACCGCAGCCAAGGCTAAGGCCAAGGCAGCAGGTCGCCCTTATCCAAACCTAGTAGATAACGCAGCAGCCGCAAGAAAGAAGAAGTAAATGGCAAAGAAGGATCCTCGCCTAGAGCGAGCAGGAGTAGCAGGCTTTAACAAGCCAAAGCGCACACCAAGCCATCCAACAAAGTCACACGTTGTAGTTGCCAAAGAAGGCGATAACGTAAAGACAATTCGCTTTGGACAACAAGGCGTTACTGGCGATAAGAAGCCAACAGCAAGACAAGCATCATTCAAAGCTCGTCACGCAAAGAACATTGCCAAAGGCAAAATGTCTGCAGCGTACTGGGCTGACAAGGTTAAGTGGTAGAAAGAGGTAGACGGTGCCAACAGGTAATCCAGGAACAACTCTAGTAGCAGAACTCAACAGGCTCGCTAATGGTGGCACCTATCCTCCAATCACAGAGTATCTTGATGAGGCAGCGGCTGCTCGTGCTTGGGCTGCATATCGTGAAGTAACTATCTATCACACAGATACAGTAGGAGTTCTCAATGACATTGCGGGTATTGCGGATGGCTCGAAGAGCCGCCTTGACTACACTGGTATATGCAATTACCTCGCTGGTACTACTGGCCTTACTGCAAACGCAGCACTCCAAAGTATTGATGAAGGTGCCTGATGAGTGCGACGTTTAACCTAACGCTTGAGCAGGCAACAACGTTTAATTTTCAGTTCCAGATTAAGAACGATACAACTCCTTGGAACTTGACAGGCTACACAGGCACAATGACAGTGCGTCCATTTACAGGTGCAACTAACACAACATTTGTTGCAACCTTGGCTAATGGATATATGACATTCGATGTGCTAGTAGGAAGAGTCACGGTTACCTTCCCATCTAGTATCACAAACGTAGCAGCTGGTCGTTATGTCTACGACCTAGTACTTAACTCAGGTGCTGAAGTAACACGCATCCTTGAAGGACAATTTACAGTAACACCAGGAGTGACCGTATGAGTACTATAATTGTCATCGAGTCAATTACTCCACAAGTATCAGTAACTTTCTCAGCAGATCAAGGACCGCAAGGCGGTCAAGGTCCAACAGGTCCACAAGGCGCCACAGGCGCCACTGGTCCACAAGGAGCAACAGGAAATACCGGAGCGACAGGAGCAACAGGTGCTACAGGTCCTACAGGTTCTACTGGTCCCACTGGCAACACTGGTCCTACTGGCCCTACTGGTGCGACTGGAGCGACTGGTAACACAGGTCCAACAGGAAGCACAGGTCCTACTGGTCCAACTGGACCGCAGGGCGCAACTGGAGCCACAGGAAGCACAGGCGATACGGGCGCTACGGGAGCTACAGGACCAACAGGACCTCAAGGTTCTACTGGCAATACTGGACCAACTGGACCAACAGGGCCTACGGGAGCGACAGGCCAAACTGGAGCAACAGGGCCGCAAGGTCCGACGGGGGCGACGGGTGAAACAGGACCCACAGGTCCAACCGGAGCCACAGGTTTAACGGGTCCTACGGGGCCTACGGGAGCCGATAGCACAGTACCTGGACCTACGGGACCAGCTGGCGCTACAGGCCCTACAGGGCCTACAGGAGCCACAGGAGCGCAAGGTCCAACTGGTGCCACTGGAGCCACAGGTCCGACTGGACCTGCTGGTGCTACAGGTGCCACAGGACCGCAAGGACCTACAGGTGCAACAGGCGCTACGGGTGCCACTGGTGCAACGGGAGCAACTGGACCTACTGGACCGCAAGGTGCCACAGGACCTACTGGTCCTACCGGGGCAGCGGGTGCTACTGGCGCTACAGGTGCGACAGGAGCCACTGGTCCTACCGGACCGGCAGGGGCTACAGGAGCAACTGGACCGACAGGTCCAACTGGTGCAGATGCAACGGCGCTTCCTGGTATCTTGATGCTTGGCGGTATGTAGACTTTACCTATGAAGGTAAATGAGTATTTTGACCAAGTTGTCGTAATTAACTTGGACAGACGTACGGATCGTATGGGTAAACTTGACCCTCAGTTAAAGCAACTGGGGATTGAGTATGAACGATTCAGTGCAGTAGATGGCAAGGCGCTAGGAATCAGTCCAGTCTTTGCTGGAACTATGAGCCACGTAGCTGTACTTAAGAAGTATCCTAACAGTAAGACGCTCATACTAGAAGATGATGCTTACTTTGTAGAAGACTTCAATGAACGCTTTGAAGAAGTAATACAGACACTTCCTAGTAATTACGACATATTGTACTTAGGTGCTTTGATACCTAAAGAGACAGGCAAGACAGTACAAGTTAATAAAGATTGGGTCAGACCAGTGACAACTACTGGCGCTCAGGCTTACTCGATTAACCCAGTAAGGATTCAACACTTTGTAGAAAACCTTGATGGTTACGAGTGGTATATAGATATCGGACTTAGAGTCTATGCGGAGAACTACAACGCATATCTAGCACAGCCAAACCTAGTAACACAATTCCCCTCCTATTCAGACTTACGTGAAAAAGAGGTGAATGACTTTTGAAAGTAGCAGTCTACACAATAAGCAAGAACGAGGAGAAGCACGTTGAGCGTTGGTACAACTCCACAAAGGAAGCTGACTACCACCTCCTCGCAGATACAGGATCAACAGATAGAACAGTCGAAATTGCTAGAAGTCTTGGTATCGTTGTTTATGAAATATCTGTCGTACCCTTTAGGTTTGATGACGCGAGGAATGCGTCGCTAGCCTTACTGCCACCAGACTTTGATTACTGCATAGCCCTTGATGTTGATGAGGTACTCACACCCGGTTGGAAGCAGGCGCTAGAAGCGCCACTTGCTGCAGGTATAGATAGACCTTCGTATAGAAGAATTGAAGCATTTCACGAAGACGGAAGCGTTGCTTCAGAGTTTGATGGATTTAAGGTACACCGCAGACAAGGCATCAGGTGGAAGTACCCAATCCACGAAGTACCAGAATGGTACAAGGAAGAACCTGAAGTTAAAGGTCGCATTGAAGGTTTTGAAACGCACCACCTGCAGGATAAAACAAAGTCTAGGGCGCAGTATCTAACGCTACTAGAGAATGCAGTGCGTGAGAATCCAGATGCTAGAAACTTGTACTACCTTGGTAGAGAGCAGTCCTACCATAACCAGTACAAAGAATCTGCAGTTAACTTAAAGAAGTACTTAGAGTTAAGTATCTTTCCAGAAGAGCGCAGTGCAGCTTGTCGCATCTTATCTAAATGCGAACCTAAGAATGCTGAAGAGTGGCTCACTAGAGGTACTGAAGAGTACCCGTGCAGAGAATCCATACTAGCGCTAGCAAACCTGTACTACGTAAACCAAGAGTGGGATGCGTGCTTACTGGTAGCAAAGAAGGCGCTGGAGTATGACAAGAAGCCAATGTCCTTTTTGTCCGAGTCTTGGGCGTGGGGATCAATGGCCGATGACCTAATAGCAATTAGCAGTTGGCAACTTGGAGACTTTAAGACAGCAGTAATACACGGCACTAAAGCAGTAGAGATAAACCCAAATGATGAACGCTTGGTTAAAAACCTAGAGTTCTATAGGAGTAAGGTAGAAGATGGCAACCCTTAACGACATAATCGGTGAGATTCGTTCCTCACTTGCAGGCTTTACCCTGCGACAAGATCGCATCTCGTATCTTACGGGTGCAATTAACACAACAGATACAGCAATTCAGATTGGCTCATCAGCCAACCTTGCTAAAGGTATCATCGAAATTGACGATGAACTTATCTGGATAGATAACTTTAATAATTCTAATAACACAATGAACGTGGCTCCTGGGTTTGGTCGCGGGTATCAAGGGACTTCAGCTGCCCCACACGCAGTCAACTCACAGGTAATTCTTACTCCATCGTTTCCACGCACCAACATTCAGCAGGCTATCAACGACACAATCAACTCTGTCTATCCTAAACTCTGGGCTGTTTACTCAACTACCTTTACATTTAACGCAAGCCAAACAACATATCCGCTACCAGATGATGCCGACAATATCTTGTATATGTCTTGGCAGACTACTGGTTCAAGCCGTGAGTGGCTACCTATCAACCGTTGGCGTCAAGACTTGATGGCTAACGTTGCAACATTTAATACACAGAAGACAATCAACATCTATGAGAACATCCAACCTGGTAGAACTGTACAGGTCTGGTATATGGCTAAGCCACAGACTATGACAAGTGGTACTGATGAGTTCAGCGCAGTAACTGGCCTACCAGAATCTTGCCGAGATGTCATTGTCTATGGAGCTGCCTATCGTCTGCTCTCATTTGTAGACCCAGGCCGTATCAACTTGACCTCTGCTGAAGCAGACCTTGCAGATAGCAAGGTGCCAGGGGCAGCCGGTGGCAACGCATCTCGTTACATCTATGCACTCTACAACCAGAGACTGCAGGATGAATCACTCAAACTTACCAACATCTATCCGGTCCGTTTACATTATACTAAATGATAAAACGCTGCTCTACTTGTAAAATTGAAAAAGAATTTTCAAAGTTTAATAAAAGTAAATCGGGTAAATTTGGTTTGCATAATCAATGTAGAGACTGTTCCAAGCTCTGGAAACCAACTCCAGAAAAAAGAAAACAATATAATAAAAGAACCAGGGAATGGAATAGGAAAAAACTTTCGGGTTTTAGTCCAGAAGATTTTGAAAATAAATTAAGAGAACAAAACTATAGATGTGCTATTTGTGAGACCGAAGACCCTGGTGCCACAAACTGGCACGCAGACCACGATCATAAAACAGGCCAGAAAAGAGGAGTCCTATGTCACAAATGCAATACAGGGTTGGGACTATTAAAAGATGACATTGACATTCTTTGCTCCGCAATCGAGTATCTTAAAAACTACACCAAGTGAGGAAAAATAAGTGACTAGAAAATATAGTTCAACTTCGGTTGAGACAACACTTGCGGCAGGTGTAAACAGCTCTGCTACAAGCATCACAGTAGCAGCGGGTACAGGATCTGCGTTAATGGGCGGTGTCACGCTAGGCGCTGGCAACGTAGACTCTTTTGGAGTAGCCCTTGACTATGACACCATCAATGAAGAAATCGTATGGGTTACTAACGTATCGGGAGATACGCTCACAATCGTTCGCGCTGAGGCAGGGACCACAGCAATCGCGCATAGCGCAGGCGCATCTGTAAAGCACGTCTTTACTGGAGATGACGCAACATTCTTTACGGCAGGAGTTGCTACAGCAAATGCTGCAATTCCTAAGTCTTTGGTTACAGCAAAGGGTGACGTAGTAGGTGCTACCGCATCGGGTGTGCCAGATAATCTTGCAGTAGGAACTAACGGTCAAGTACTGACTGCAGATTCAACTGCATCAATGGGTATTAAATGGGCTACCCCTGCAGTATCTACACTTGATTTAACACTAAATGCTCAGACTGGTACAACCTATACTCTAGTAGCGTCAGATGTTAACAAGTTAGTTACATTGACTAACGCTAGCGCTATTACCCTGACTGTACCTAACGGTGTCTTTACCGTAGGCCAGCAGATTAACATTCAACAGCGTGGTGCAGGACAGGTCACAGTGGCAAGCGATGGAACAACAGTACTTACCTCAACAGGTGCTACATCAACTGCTCCTAAGTTACGCGCCCAGTACTCAGCAGCCACAATTATCTGTACATCAAGCAACAACTTCACCGTGATCGGGGACCTATCCTAATGCCAGCCTATAAAGTCTTAGCGCAGTCTGCACCTAGTGCAGCAACTGCTACTACGCTACTAACAGCAAGCAGTGCGACCATTGTGTCCACACTGCAAGCTGCAAATCGTGGTGGTACACAGGATGCTATTCGCATCGCAGTGCGCCCAGCGGGTGCAACTCTTGCTAACCAGCACTACATCGCATTCGATGTACCACTTGCTGCTAACGCAGTGCTATCGCTACAAGGCGGTATCACTTTGGCTAACACCGACGTTATCACTGTGTACTCAACAAGTGGTAACACATCATTCTCAGCCTTCGGATCGGATGGTAACTAATGGCTCTTAATATCGTAGGCGGTACAGTCAGTCCGTCAACACCTTTAACTATTGATCCTAAGACTGGTACTACATATACCTTCGTCTTGCAGGATGCTAACAATGAGTTAATCACAGCAAGCAACGCATCTGCTCAGACTTACTCAATCCCAACCAATGCCAACGTAGCGTTTCCCATCGGCTGCCAGATTAACATAATCCAAATCGGGGCTGGACAGGTGACAATAAACGCAGTCACCAGCGGAACGACGACTGTACTTTCAACCGGAGCGACAGCTGCGGCTCCTAAACTAAGAGCGCAATATTCAGTGGCCACACTGATTAAAGCGGGAACCGATCTATGGTATGTGACAGGTGATATAGCGTGAGTCCAATACTTGGTATCTTTGCATCACAAGGCAGGGTCGCTGCCAACTCCTATGATTCTATTCAGACCATCACGACAACTGGAAATGTAACAGAAGTTACATTTAGTTCGATTCCTAGTACTTACAAGCATTTACAGATTCGTTTAAGTTATCGTGACACTGCAAATGACAATTCTAATATGAGATTTAACAGCGATACTGGTAATAACTACGCTTGGCACGAGGTGTTTGGCGGAGCAGTACCCGCTGTCGCTGGTGCTGGAGCAGCAACCTCTGTTTCATTTATGAAGGTTGCTTATACCGATGTAAACCCTGGCGTTGCAGTCATCGACATATTGGATTATGCGAATGTTAATAAGAACAAAGTAATGCGCTCTCTTTGCGGTACAGATAATAACGGTTCAGGCTATGTGCTTCTTCGTTCAGGACTATGGATGAATACTGCTGCAATAAACTCTGTAACAATTTTTCCTAATTCTGGAGCAATAACCGCAAACGCAACATTCGCACTATACGGAATTAAGGGGTAACGGAAAATGCCAGCAGGTTCAACATACAGCACGATTGCTACTACTACTCTGGGTAGTGCGGCGGCTTCTTATACATTTTCATCTATCTCTGGTTCGTACACAGATTTAATTATTATTGCTCAAGTTAAAGGCACAAGTGCATCTAACTATCTTAATCTTAGATTTAATGGTGATACTGGAACTAACTACTCAAGAACTACTTTAAGCGGTAATGGTTCAACAGTGACTTCAGAGCGTAGAACTAATCAGGCACAGATTAACACAGACTACAATGAAGTAATTGAATCAAACTTTAATTACATTAACACCTTACAAATTATGAACTACTCAAATACTACTACAAATAAAACTGTTCTTTGTAGAGCCAACAATGCTGCAACTGGAACAGGAATGACTGTTGGCTTATGGCGTAATACTGCTGCAATAACAAGCATTACTTTAGTAGCAAATAATAATACTTTTGATGTAGGTACTAACTTCACCCTATACGGCATAGCAGCCGCCTGACCCTAAGGAGACAATATGCCAAATACATTTACCCTCATAGCCTCAAGCACCGTAGGATCAGGCGGGGCTTCTTCTATTACTTTTTCAAGTATACCTGCTACTTACACGGATTTGAAGATAGATTTTTCTATACGAACAGACCAATCTTCTGTCAATGAAAACGTATATTTTTCTTTCAATGGTTCAACATCTAACTTCTCTGCAAGATGGTTTTATGGTGGCGGTAGCAGTGGGATTGGAAGCAGCACTACTGGAAGAATCGCTGGATTTGGAAACGGAAATACTGCTACATCAAATACATTTGGTTCTTCAAGTGTTTATATTCCAAACTACGCATCTTCAAATAATAAATCTTATTCTGGCGATGCTGTATTAGAAACCAATGCAAGCGTGGCTTATGATGGTCTAATTGCAGGATTATGGTCAGATATTTCAGCAATTACAAGCATTACATTAACTCCTCAAACTGGACCAAATTTTCTTCAACACTCAACAGCATATCTTTACGGCATCGTCAAGTCATAACAACTAAGGAGAAATAATGTCACGTCCTACCCGCATTGAAGTTAACTGCGAGACTGGTGTAGAAACCATTATCGAACTAACTGATGCAGAAATTGCACAGATGGAAGCAGACGCAGCAGCGTATGCTGCACAGAAGGCTGAAGAAGATGCAGCCAAGGCTGCAGCAGAAGAAGCTAAGGCATCTGCTCAGGCTAAGTTGGCAGCACTCGGCCTTACAGCCGACGAGATTGCAGCGCTTTCTAAGTAATTCCTAGCAGTACCGCACCGCTTAACAGGCGGTGCTTTGTCGTACCAAAAAACAATTTAAGGAGAAGTAATGGCCTACGGTTCTGATATCAGTGAGCGCTTACCCGCAGTACTATCAAACCCTGCAGGTAGTACAACCTACACGCCTACTGGATACGCCTATGACATTGCTATTGCAGGTCTACCATTCTTCGTATCTCCTTTAGATGACTCACCTTATCGTCGTGTCACAGCCCAGTATCGTAAGAATCAGTTTGATACAAGCCGTGAGCCAGGTGAGCAGACGCTCACAGGTTGGTGGCTGCGTTCACAGTCATCATTCCACTTTGGTCAAGGCATCAAGTTCTTTGAGCCAGCACAGGATGAATCGCTACGCTTCCAGTTTACAGAGTCTAAGGGCTTAGATGTCTGGACAAAAGGACAGGCAACACTGCTTCCATCCTGTAACAACCAGCACACAATAACTGGTGGCATCAGAACAGATGGTCGCCCTTGGCAGATTGCACGATCTATCCAGTGGTCAAAGAACAGCATTACCTACGATGGTGTGCTACTAGCTGACGAGTATGACGTAGATAAAGTCTTTCCTGCCATTACTGTCTCTATTAACAACAAGGCGCTAACATCTAACGTAGCAACGCTGACAACTACAACAGCGCACGGCCTATGTACAGGTATGCAAATCACTATCAGTGGCGTAGATGCCACCTTCAATGGTGAGTACCGCATTACAGGCGTGCCAACTACAACCACCTTTACCTATGCCAAGACCGCATCTAACGTGGCATCCACTGCAGTATCGCCAGTAGGTACAGGTGTTGCTGAGGTTATCCACTTTATTGACTATAACTCAGGCTCAGATTATCCAGTACACGCTATCTGTGATGATGGTGTCTATGGCTATTGGGTTACCAACGTGCTTAATGCAGGCACTCCACGCTTAAGAGTCTATAAGAAGTTACTATCTGATGATGCTTCTGTTTCCCCTACCCTGATGATTACAGAGAACAGCATTACTGTAGCCAATGCGGTAATGGAATACACCAAAGAACGTATTGTTATGGCAGTCAATGACAAGGTGTATGAGTTTGCAACCACTGCAACAACGCTACCTACTGCGGTCTACTCACACAACGACCCAGACCATATCTTTACCAGCATTACCTCAAGCGGTGCTGCAATCTACATTGCCGGATACTCTGGTATTCAATCTAACATTTACAAGTTTACCCTTGAGAACACTGGCGCTATGCCTACATTGACATCTGCTATTACAGCAGCTGAACTACCAGTAGGTGAGCGTTGCTTTAAGATTAGTTACTACCTTGGCTATATGGCTATTGGTACTAGCAAGGGTATGCGTGTAGCGCAGACCTCAGACCAAGATGGCTCTATTGCCTACGGCCCATTACTCTTTGAATCAACTCAGCCTGTCTATGACTTTGCATTCCGTGATAAGTACATCTGGGCTACTACTGGCGTAGATGGACAGGTAGGACTTACCCGTATCAATCTTGGTACAGAGATTAGCCAGTTGGTCTTTGCCTATGTGTGGGATGTGTACGATCCAGATGACACACTAGGTCACTACACAACTACCTGTGCTTTCCTAGGAGACACAGACCGCCTTGCATTCTGCAACGCTGGCAATGGCTCAGATGGAACTATCTATATCCAATCAGCAACTGAACTGCTACCTAGTGGATACCTACGTACAGGCTTTATCCGTTACAACACTCTTGAGAATAAAATCTTTAAGTTGGTACAGCCTCGCATTGATACCTTGCAGGGTGCATTCAATATGTACTCTATCAGCGCAGAAGATGTTGAGTACAACATCGGTACCTTTGCTCAGGGTGATTCAGTCCCTGAGGTAAACGTCAACTACCCAATCGGCGCTAACCAGTACGTAGCCTTTAAGTTTGAGATGTTCCGTGACTCAAGCAACTCATCCCTTGGGCCACTGTTTACTGGATACCAGGTTAAGGCTTTACCTGCTATTCCACGTCAGCGTCTAATCCAGTACCCAGTAATGTGCTACGACCACGAGATGGATAAGTTCAACAACGAAGTTGGATATGAAGGATCAGCGTACAACCGTATGTCTCAGCTGGAAGCAGTTGAGAATATCGGTGACACCATCCGCGTACAAGACTTTAGAACTGGTGAGTCCTATATCGGACTTATCGAAGAGTTGGACTTTATTAACAAAACCCCATCAGATAAGCGATTCTCCGGGTACGGGGGCTTGCTCTTAGTAACCATTCGGAGCGTGTAATGCAGGCACAAGACTACGCAACAGTAGCCGTCGCTGTAATAACCATCATTGGTGGCTTTGCCACAGCAGTGCGCTGGTTAGTTAAGCATTATCTGAATGAACTTAAACCGAATTCAGGCTCAAGTCTCAAAGACTCCGTTACAAGGCTTGAGGAAAAAGTTGAGATTCTCTATCAGATTATGATTCAACGAGGTGGTAAGTGATTCCATTAGCAAAGAGAGCAACGCCTGCAGCTATCGCTGTGTTGCGTCAAGCAACAGCGCTATGGCCAAAGCGTAAGAAGGCAAGTGATGGACTGCTGCCTAGTAAGGCACACGTCAAGCAGAACCCAAACTCCGACCATAACTCAGGATACGCAGTAGACCTGACTAATGACCCATCTCACGGTGTCAACTGCTCGGTTATCTATACTGAACTACAGAAGGACAAGAGAGTTAAGTACCTGATATTCAAGGGAAAGATTTGGTCTACTAAGAATGGCGAGCAGGTCTACACAGGTCTTAACAAGCACAACACACATCTTCATATTTCCATCAAGGACAACTGCGGTGACGATACATCACCTTGGTTTCCTTGGGTACCAAAGCCAAAGGCAATCAATAAAGTAAAGGCTAACTTCCCTAAACCTTTACCTAAGAAAAAGGAAACCAAATGAACGCAAAGACAAAAGCAGTACTCGCAACATATCTACGTGCAGGAGTGGCAGCAGTACTTGCTCTCTATCTTGCAGGTGAGACTGATCCAA